ACTGTCATTTTCTCCAGAAAAACCGTCTCCGCTATCAATAATTTGAACTCCATCAATTCCGGCAAGGTTGACATCAAAGACTCCATACTCATTGGCTGCGAGTCTAACTTTAGTAGAGATATCTGACGCTTGAGCTGATCCAGAATCAAACTTGCTTTTAGGTAAACCATATGCATAAAAAACCTCATGAGGCTTATACCCTCTTTCTTTTTTGTCAGAACTTAGAGTTCTAATGGTGTAAAATTCCTGCTGTATAATTTTAGATAAAGATCTATTAGCGTTATAGTTTGCTCCAGCATTGGTGACCGACAAACTCAAAGGTCTGCCTGTTGATATGGAGCTTGGTAGGCCAGAGTCAATACTTCCGCCAGAAGCGATGGTTTCAGTATTAATAGACCCTTTGCCCATGGATGTAGGCTTATGAAAATTGTTTTCATCAATAAGATCTATTTGCTGTTGGTTGTTCATATTTGCTGGTCCGTCTCTTTCGAATATTGCAGTCTTTACATATTCGTCCCAGCCTTCGTTTAGCTTAAAATCGACAGAAGAGTTAGATATCTGCCCGTTGGAGCCTATATCAAGTTCAGCATACTCATATCCATTCGTTTTATCTACTTTTAGGTGAAAGCCTAGATCTTGATAGTCCTCAGAGTCGTCATGGTAATGGGGTGGCGATTGATTTCCTTGTGGAAAAATATGGGTCCATGCTGAAATATTGGTGTCCCATACTGGTTTCTCGGGGGCTTTCATTAAATACACTTTTTCAATAGTTCCGTTGCTTTGATTTACTTTAGCTACAGCCTCAATTTTAGTAGGATGAGTGTCAACTCCTCTATCTTTCCTTCTTAAAACATAAACCGTAACTCTTGGATATATTGATTTATTATAAAAACCATAAGGACAATCACTGTCATCTTCTGGGTTAAACCCAGCCTCTACAATTTCAACATCAGTAAAACTTTTAGTTCCTGATTGATTCATGTACAAAGGAAAAGAGTTAGCATACGAAACTCCAACGTTTGAAGAACTACTTAAAATGCTATAATTACTAACCCCTCCAGACCCTATGCTAAATTTAATATGTCTAGTTTGGCAAGATTTAAAGGCCTGCTGCCTAAGATATGTTTCGTCAGAAGATGATAGAGATCCTCCCGAAACAAGAGAATTTGAAAATCGGGAGTCTTTAGCGGTAAATAAGCTTGAGGGTACAGTGGACCCAAAAAGAGATATAATTTTATCATTAAAGTCTACTCCGTTACTCCAATGTAAGGTAATTCCGTCAAGGGATTGAGCTTCAGATTTATCGCTCTTAAAAGCTCCTCCATCAACCCTTTTTTCATAAACTACAGATTCACCCTCAAAACCTTCAGTGAATTTATCTTTAATTAATCTACCTATTGTGACGGTAGATCCATTTCCGTTTATAAGGGCTCGCCAGTATGGAGATTCATATGTTTTATTAAAGTCAGATCTAACCCACTGCCTCATCCACTTTACAGCTCCACCCCCAAAAAAGTTTCCTACAGCACCCCATCCACTTGGGTTTTGTGGATCTTGATCTGGGTTTTGAGCTATGCCTACTCTGGAAAGATAATAGCAAAAAATACCATAGTCGTTTTTATCAAATGCTTGATTTCTTCCTCTTGTCGCTATTTTCCATCTTGAGTTAACAAGCCAGTGAATTGAATCCGAATCGGGAGTGCTATTTGATTGAACTTGGTCCCAGTCGGAAGTGTTAAATGAAATTGCTAGCTGCTCTCCATTGCTGTCAAAAGAAAGAGGGATGTTTTTGTTCGCTTTATACACTTGCGTGTTATATGAGACTTTGTCATCCATATTATATGCATGACATGTGCCGCCGCTGCAGTCAGTCTCGAATGCAGCTAGAGAGTTCATGGGGTTATATGCAGTCATATCATTTATGGAATCAGTTCCATCGATATCAGAAATGCATTCGTAAATTTCATAGTTGTACTCTACCGCATTGCCAGAAACATAATCAGATTCAGTACTCCATAGGGAATCGCTAGTGGGAGGGGGAGTATTCGTTGATTGTATTAATTCCCAGTTTGTAGTGTCTACAGAAGGATTTTTTTGCGCTGCTGGAGTAACGGTAAGAGATGTCCAAGAGCTGCTATTGTTAGGCGTATCATTTATGGTTGCTGATACCCATGGAGAGCCTCCAGTAGGAGCGGTATTGTCTTGGTCTGCAAGAATTAAATCTGTAGCCCGATAGTAGTCTCCATTAAATGTAGCTATATTACCCCTAACAAAGTTGACGCCAGTACTCCAGTTAACAGAAGAATCTATAGGGTCTCCAGCTAATATGTTATTAGTAGAAAGCTCATAAAAACTGTTACTATAAGATACAATGTTGCCTTGGATGTAAGAGTCATTGTTCGACCAGCCTCTAGCGTTGGCTACATTAGGATTGCCTTGAACTGAAGATTTGGCTTTATATGGTTGATTATTATATGCTACTTGATTATTTAGAGAGTAGTCTATAAACTCAGACCAAATATTTAAGTTGCTAACATTAATGTCTGCTGGTATTGTTGTTTTTGCTTCAAGAGAGCGACCTCCATAAGAAACAATATTTCCATTATTATATGTCTCCAAATTAGACCAAGCTACTTGATTCGCAGACGGCCTTTCCTCAGTAAGGTCATGGGAGTAATTTTTAACCTTCTTATAACTACCCCCCTCTTTATAGTACCAGTTCTCCCAACCGTTCCAATCAGAAACGTTGTGGAGGCCAATATACTCGCCAGCATTTAGCTTGAGATATAGTTGGCCAAACCTAGAGTCAGAAGATTGTATTGCATTGTTGTTAATGCTTTCCCCATCTTCAAATTCAATAGTTTCAATCTGAAAAGGGTCTGAGTCTTGAGATCCGTTAAGATTTTCTACGTTATTATTTAATTCACTATTGTCCATTCTGTAGAATAAGCCAACTGGAATATGTATGGTGTTAGTAGAGCTTGTTGGGTCATCAGGTAAAAGGCTAGATGCGCTATCTAAATATATTCTGCACATATTTTCCCAATCTAAACTACTATGACCTGGTATGTTCTGATCAACAGACTCTTCTATAATTCTTGCACTACTATAGGATACGTTTTGATTATTTTCCCCTATATTCATGAGGTAGCCTAAATCTAAGCACTTCGCTTGAGAGACCCTATCTGAAAAACTCGACTTTTCAATGTCAGCTTCAAATACAACAGGCTCTTCTAGAGGATCAATGATAAAAGTTTGATCTGTAGATGGATATCCCTCTCCAGCATCAAATCTTAGTTTTATATCTTCTCTGCCATATTCATATGTAGTGTTACCAGTTTGAGATAAATAGTCTAAGTTAATGAAAGTGTTTCCGCCATCTTGAACAATCGCTGAGGGGTCTATATATCCATCTATAGAACTGTTCGTATTATTGTTTTGATACACTCTTCCATTGTCAGGGTCTATAAGAAAAGCTCTATTCGAAGATCCATAATAAAATTTACCATTACTGGTTGCAGAATTAGCAAAAAACTCTATTTCATTCTCCACAATAAAGTCTGCATGGTTAATGTCCGCTTTGTACGAAGTTGAGGGTTTTGAAGCCCTTACGGATAACCCATTATGCTTATACCCATCAGCTTTAAAAGACCACGTTTGATTAGCTAGAGAGTTGTAGTTTTTACCAGAAGAAAGTATGGATATATCTATACCCCCGCTATTAATATCTCCCAAATGATCTGCAGATTGAACATATTTAACTGGAGAAAGCACAACTCTGGACGAACTAATAGATTCATCGTTTGAGTCTAGTGGGTAACTGACATCACCATTATCCCTATTGAATCCAGTAATCGGGTTAGCTAAACCGGCTATAGGGCCTTCGGATATTATCTCCATTGCTTTATAAACTCCTATAGATTGGAGCTTTTGGTATGAACCTCTGTCTCCTACGGTCATATTTCTTGAAGGGCTAGTAAATGCTAATGATATTGCAGAAGTGGGAGATTGACCTGCTACAGATTCTCTTTCAACACAAAGCTCATTTGAACCTTGAGGCCTCATGCCTCCATCTTTTGAGCCTTCTGCTGGAAAGACGTAAGGCCTTGGAGAAGAGTTCCCAGCACTTACGCTAGTAGCTCCTCCGTCTGGCGAGTTTGGTCTATTGGGATCTATGGAGGGTCCGTAGGTTTTTCTTTCGGCACTCCAAGAGTCTGTGGCGTAGTTTTGATTAAACGACTCATTCCCTGCGTCTTCCGTGTATGCTTTAGCTCCATTTTCTCCACCATAATCAATAACCCTCTTATCTTCTAGACTATAGCTATCCATAGACTCATCACTAGTAGCTCTATAATCATTGTTAGTATTACTTAGCGGAGTAACGAAACTATATTGGCCATTTTTTATTTTATTTATATTGGTGAGCTGCTGGGGTACTTGATATATTAAGGCATTCTCATAATCATAGTCATAATTCTCTATGCTTGAATTTAAAATTTTAGAGCCTATTCTGAGCTGCCCATAAACTAGCGGAACTGGAGATCCTTGGGCGATTTTATTATCATTCTGTGTATAGATGTAAGAGTTTGTTTCTATAATTTCATATTCTGGAACATTATCGCTCTGTATTGTATTTTCCATTAACTTGCTGGATAGCTTTTGCATTCCGTAGCCAAGCCCAGCATTAGCGAGGAAGCCGCCAAGAGGAGAACCCATAAAGCCCGCCATCATTGCTCCCCCTTGAGCTGTAGGGACTATATGGTACTCGCTATCTTTAAGTAAAATATTTCCACAAAAATTATCATACCTTACATCATTGGTGTCTACAAAGTCGTAACTTACCCCTTCGAGCGATTTACCTACTATGTAAGGCTTGAAATCTTTAAAATTAACGGACAGAGCATGAAGAGCCTCGCTTGCGGATTTTACATCCAGGCATATCTCTGAAGTAAATAAATCAGCCATTTCCCCATGTAAAACAAATTTTTTCATAAATCCTTGTACCTACATATTTTATACACTTTATTCAGCTCTTGGGGAGTAAATAATTCTTTCTTAGGGTAACTGCCTATGGGGTGGTGAAGTATCTCGTTTGATCCTAGATATATAGCTAGATGAATAAAAGGCTGTATGCTGGGTTTAAAAAGAATCAAATCATGCTTCTTTATCGACTCAAACGAAACCTCTCTAAACATCTTGTCTACTTGATCTACTAAAAAGTTATTTGGATCTTTTCTTTTTCTCGCCCAATTTAGGACGGAGTCTTGCATTTTAATATTAAAATTTAAATAGAAATAATCTTTAATAAAAGAAACACAGTCTTGAAAGTATGGTATGAATATTCTTTTCTCAAGAGGTCTTGGCTTGTGAGAAGATGGAAAGAATAAATTATACTCTTTGGTTTTGACTGAAAATATCATAGACGGAAGGGAGAGGGATTCTGCAACTTCAATATCTATTTTGCTAGGAGCTTCGTCGTAATCTATGGTGTGGCTATGGAATAAAGATACAATCCTATCATTAATATATAGATCATAAAATCTCTTATCTCTGATTGTGAAGTAATTTTTATCTTTATGATTTTCGTTGTCAAGCTGTAAGAAGTCGTAGTCAAGGGAGTCATCCTTGAAATAAAAAACCCCACAAACTTCTCTATCCTTACTTGACAATGAAGCTTTTAGAGACTTTTTAATCGGGTCAGTATTCCCAAGTCCCAGGAAATCCTCCAAATGGTAATCCATTATTAGCTTCTCCGTCTCCAAACCTTGCCCTGCAGCCACTAATGCTCTTCGCACAGGCGTCTTCAACCCAAGCGTCTTTGTTGCTGTCTGGTTTGATTCCAGATGTGTTATTTTCAATACATACAAAAAACTTTGGAGCCATTCTGGGATCTTCGGAGTTATCTATCTTGACGTAATCTCCTTTATTGTAAACTCCAGCCAGATCAAAAGTGAAAGGGGTTCCTTGTGATAGTGGAGCTCCCGCATCTATGGTGTTGCCCCTGCTGTCATTAACTGGGGGGCCAGTATATCCACAACCAATTGAACTCCTGTATTGCCATTGGCACGTATTGAATACAATCTTTCTATTAGGTATAAAAGCACCTTCTTTTTCTAAAGCTGAGGCAAGCTCAAAAGACACTATTTGTGCATTTTCATTTGTTTTTGTATTGATGATATACTTTTCTACGGGGAAAGAATCTTCTGTTGGTGAGCCAAAAGGGTTTACGTTGTTAGGAAAGTTTGCCCCATGAAGAAATTTAACAAAAGTTTTTATTCTTCTTACTTCATAGCCAATAAAGTCTTTAAAGAATCTAGTCTTAAGACTAAAGAAGCCATCGCTATTGTCAAATGTTAAGGTTGGTCTAGGGAGAGATCCTTCAGAGTAATCAAACCCATCTGCTTGAACTGGTATGTAGTAATAATCATTAGCTCCAGAACCATCTCCGTATTTAATTGAGTTAGTATATCCGTTCTCACCAGCATGAAAATAGTATTTTGATCCACCTGAATCTTTAAGAACGATCTCGTATAGGTAAATTATAGTAGAGGGCTCAAGCTCAAAAATTTCTTTATGAATTGATTCGTTCATTGTTTATTATAATAAATTAAGAATTAACGCATTCAATAAATGTTGCAGTAATTGTATGATTGTCCATATAGATAAACTGATGATTCCACTCAGGGCAGTAAAAAAATCCAACCTTGCTTTTGCTTGGTGGGGAGTTAGGGTTGATATTTCCTTGGTAATCTTTACTGAAGTGAAACCCGAATTTCTTATAGCCTAAATGACTTTCAAGGAAAAATAATATTCTTTTAGCCTCCAGATCGGATCTCGCATCAAAAGTTAAAGAGAGTTTGGATAAATTAGGATTAAATCCATACTTATTAAGCTTCTGGTAATGTTCAACATGAGTTGCCGCTTTATACTTAGGAGCTGAATCAATAGAAGATGTGTTACTTGGTCTAAAGTCGAACATCCTAACGCTTAAGTTTCCGTCTTTATATTTTGGTAGATGAGGATAGTACGAGCATTCGTTGGGGTTGTCGATGTATATTGAGTGCCTCAGGCTAGAATGCTGTGATGATATTGGTCCAGACGGAAAGCCAAATGAAGCATTTACATTAACAGCAGAAGAAAGAGTTTCAAAGATTGACTTAGATTCTTTTAATTTAGCCTTCCTGTAGTCTGAGTCAGAATATAAAGTGTTCCCAGATAATAAAACGCAATCATTATCAGATGCAGTTAGCTGAATAGATTGATCAGACTTAGATGCTGACAGAGACGTCGTAGTAATATCGCAATCAATATTACTATTATGCCCCGCCGAAGACTCAACATTACTTAAAATGCTTGGAGCCACACATGTGAGAGTTGCAGAAACATTACTTGAATTATAATTTTCTTTAGAGTGATTAAAAGAAAGGCAGCTAAATTTATTATTTTTATAAGGGTAAAATGGTTGATAATTAAAAGGGGTAATTCTTTTATTCGAAAAGCTTCCGTCACTTGAGTAAGCTTGAGGCTCGTAGTCAAATTGACTTTCTAGGAAGGAAATTAAATCTCTAGACTCATCATCCGTAAGCTCGTTAAAGTTTAAGCTTAAATTCATTTGTAAGGAATTTATACCTTTAAGCATTCTTTGGGAAAAATTATCGCCAAATCCAGCATCATTGGCCGTAGAGGTAAACGATGCTGAGCACCCAAAGCTGGGGCGGTGAGATAAAGTGCTCGCGCTTGTTCTATGTATGTTCATTATGAATAATTTTGAAAAACCGAAATACCTCCATTAAGGTAGCCAGCAGAATTGACTGAGAGAGATTGGCTATTGATAACTCCACTGCAATTAAATTCATGCAGCAAACCGTTTGAGTTATCTTCAAAGTTCTGATAGTTAAGGTCGCTGAGTTTTGCGGATAGGTTGGCCCGCTTGCCGTTAAAGCCATCAGATAAGATATTCGGATCAATGTTGTCTCCCTCTATTGACATTGATATATTCGTAGATTTTTTAGAAACTCTAACAGGCACTAAACCTTGAACATCATTCACTCCTGTTGGACATACATATCTAGGAACTCTATTAACAGTAATATTATAATCAAAAGATATTGGATGATTTAACCCAAGACTTGAGTGGCCAACGATTTCACTATCTTCTCCATGAGGTATGGATTGCTGTTGATATAAATCTGAAGAATAATAGTTTTCAGATAAAGAAGAATCTTTTTCTATCTGCCCAAATAGTGAGAAGCTTGCGGTTGCCTGTGATATTGCAGATGGGGATAAACTAAAACTTAAGCTAGATAAATATGCATGAGAGAATCTAAAGTCTCCTATAAATCCAGTAATCCTCTCCTCGTCAATAGGTGGATACGCTGAGGGGTTTGACAGCCCAGTAACATTGAAGAAGCTTTGTAGATTGCCTGTATTTAAATAAAAGCTAACATTTAAACTGCCTTGTACCGCACCTTCGGAAACATAGTCGAATATGGGCTCAAAGTATCCGCTTTGAGCTTCACCTTCAGATAGAGTCCAGTTTCCGCTTTTGGAATGTAATTCAATTAAGTAATCATCATAGTCGGGAGAGACATCATTATTGAAATACAAATGCTTACCATTTGGGAATGACACTTTAGTTCCTGAAGGTATATGGTGTATAGATGTAGCCAATGGCCTAGGCGGTCCTTTTGTTGGACCTAAGCATACATTGTATGTTGTGTCTGCCTGAAATGTTGGGCTTTGGTAATCCATGTCTTCTCCCAGCCCAAATTGACATATTTGAATTACATTGTCATCCAACTGCCTTGAGGCTTTAAGTGGCTGGTCTACAGAAATGCTTGCGCTCTCTGCAAATATATATTCGCCACTACCGCCATTAACCGACAGAAACAAAGGAACGTCTTCATATGGTGCGAATTTCATTTCTTATTAATATATCCTACATATTGAAGTTCAGCAGTTAAAATATCATCACTACTTGACCTAATTGATTGATTAACTAATCGAGCTTTCTTGATCTCAAATTTTTCTATCTGGTTGTTATTAACAGGATTCTTAAAAACAAATTCTATATCTTGTTCTTTTGGTGATATTAAATATTCTCTCATTTTTGTAATTTCAAATTCATCTATGTCTATTGAGAATGATGCATTTTGAGTCATGGGACAGCCTCTATCAACCTGAACTGGAAACGGGGATCCTATTTTATATAAAGGCTTTCTGTCAATCCTTAATCCGTAAGAAAATTGAGTCACCCGATTGCTCTGGTATCCGCTAACATTAATAGACATGGATCCTTGGTTGGGAATTTCAATTGGAGGATGCTCATTCGCCCCAGACGCATCAATGCCAGAACCTATGTCTCCATATACAACTATGGATGCATTAGCTGTAGGTATAGAGCTTATCGATGCAGAGAAAGAATAATCAGTTAAGAAACCACTATTAAAACCAAAGCTTTTACCCCCATAATTAATACTTCCACTAATTGGACTATCACCAGTATAATCAAGAAGAGGATCTTTACCTATATAATATTTTGATATATTGAAATTTCCTACAAGGGGATTTTGTCGAACTGGATATGTGTAACCTTTTCCTATGATGTTTATTGGGGATTCATCTATAGAATAACCTCCATCAAGAGAAGTGACTCCAGAAAGTAAGATTCCAGATAAATAAAATTGTTGCTCATAGTTTGATACTGCGTTTTTATTAGCCATTCAACATGCCTCCAACTCGCTTTTCTTGAGCTATAACACCAACTACTGCATCCTTGATCTTTGCCGCAAAAGCTTGATCTTCGCCACCACCCCCATCAACTGAAGCTTGACCTCCAGAAGATATGTTTATATTTACGGTTACATTGCCTGAAGAGTTTTGGTTGGCTGAGCCTTCGGTGTTTGATGTCGTAGAGGAGGAAACGGGTCCGCCTTCATTCATCCTCATGGAGTTCAGCCTGTCAAAGAAACCAGGATGCTTCTTTTCCATACTGTCAACACTAGAAGCTCTAATAACATACTCACCCTTATCGAGCATAACGGGTCCAACTTGATCTCTTCCAGATGGACCGAAGACTCTGCCTCCGCCGCTGAGCCGCTGCGTAGAACCGTCATTAATTGGATTAAGGTCTCTTCTTTGAGGGCTGCCAGGCAGAGACATATTTTGGCTATCATAGGCTGAATTAGTCATTTGAGTCTTTAGGACTTTATCTAGAAACTCTTGATGTTTTCTATCTACTGTTGAGTGAATTGCGGGAGAGCCTAAAGAGTTATTTCCTTGACCAGTAAAAGAGTTGTCAACTTTCATGATAGATGAAAATGTCTTACTTCTTGATTCATTAATTCCATGACCCGAATGGAACCCAGAATA